ATGAGTAAAAAAAATAATTCATCTGAAATTTATGCTACCTCCAATGAAATAAGGGGGTACTCCACTCCAAGACTAGTACTTGGAAAGGAGAATTTCATCTCTTTCTATGCTTTTGACCCTGCCTCAGGGCTCAGGAAAAGAAAGAAATACATGCTTGGTCGATGCCATAGTAAGGCAGAACTACGGCGACAGTCACGTGACATGATCCGTGCGATATTAAAAAAGCTGGAGAGAGGCTGGAACCCATGGATAGAAAATTCGGACTCGCGCACGTATGCGTTATTTAATATTGTGGCAGATCTCTATCATGACTATCTCTATAGGCGATTAAATGACCGTTCATTACGCGAGGACACCGTTGTAAGCTATGTCAGTTACCTCAAGATTTTCAGGGAATGGATAAACAAGAAAGGAGATGTAACGTATATGTTCCAGATGGATCATTACGTAATATCCGAGTTCCTGGACTATGTCTACATGGAGAGAGGGAACACCTTTGTTACCAGGAATAACTATTTGGGTTGGCTGCGCTCCTTCTGTACTTATCTGCTGGAGAGGGGATATCTCAATGTAGACCCATGCGCTAACTTCTCAAACATAAAGATCAAGGGATATGTGAAGGAACGCACAGTTATCCCCGATGAGATAATGCTGCAGATCAGGGAATATCTGCTAAAGAACAACAGATATTTCCTGCTTGCCTGCTATCTTACACACTATATGTGTATCCGTCCGAAGGAACTGTCACGTATGAAGGTATGGGACATTAATATCAGCAAGTGCACCATCACGCTGATGGGAGAGCAGACAAAGAACCATGACTCTGTCACCATCACTATGCCAAAGAAGGTGGCCAGGCTGATGATTGACCTTGATATCTTCAAGCATCCAGGAAACTACTGGCTCTTCTCTGAGGGTTTTCAGCCAGGTGAGAAGCAGCGCTCAGAGAAGCAGTTCCGGGACTACTGGCATCATCATGTGCGTAAAGACCTTAAGTTCTCCAGCAAGTATGTATACTATTCCCTGAAGGATACCGGCATCACGCACATGTTGCGTGACGGTGTCGATCCTATCTCCGTTCGTGACCAGGCACGTCATAGTAGTCTTGCCATCACTAACACATACACACCGCTTGACATCAAGGAGGCTAATCCTATGATGCTGAAGTACGATGGAGTGCTATAGGATCTCGTAGAAATACCCTTTTTTCAACTGGTCGATACCACTGTCATTGACAGTCGCTTCGATTTTGGCACAGAGGTACAGTTTGTTCCTGATACAGAACACAGACTTGATGTCAGGCATGGAGTTCGTCAGGAAGGTTTTCACAAACTGGTTGTTCGGATTAATCTGCATCGTTTTCTTATGAAATGTACCTATATAATCCACTATATGCCCTGGTTCTGTCAATGCCATGGATACGGACCTGCTGACATTGGATTCTCTCTGGTCACAATATGACATCAGGACATACATGTATGCAGTCGAGCCGTTGACGTCTAAAGCATACGTTCTCTTTGACTCATCCAGGAAAGCTAATTCCATAACCTCATCCTCTGTATCCTCCTCTATAGAATTGGAGTTCTCTACTACATCCTGAACAGTAGTATAGTCTTCATCTGCGCCGATTTCTTCAGATTCGTCATCCTCACCTTCTTTATATGGCATAACGCACTTGTCAACTAATTTACTTTTATCAGTTCCTGGCATCATCAAGCCGAATTCATTATACGTAATTTCTGATTCTCCCATCTTCACAGGAACAATCCGAAGTGATCTAGTGCTTCCTTCTTCATCCTCACCTCTTTCCCTTTTCAGCTTCGTGAAAAAGGCGAATGGTATTTCTTCTATGAAAGTCTGTTCGTCCTCTTCTTTTCTGCGATAGTATCTGTAACCTGTGTTATCGCACAAGAATATTGAAGTGAGTTTTTCCTTCTCTGTGAGATTTGCGACTGCTGAATACATCTCTGCCAGGGTAGCATAGTGACGAAGGGTAAAGTATTTCAGGGCTTCATCTGATACGAAACGAGGATATTTCTCATCATCACATTGTGAAAGGCTGTATTCAATGTCATCGCTCTCAATGTATGATATTCCTTCTTCATCGTATTCAGAAGAATATTCCCTTTCGGGGAATATGTCTATTCTGTCACTCGATCCTACTGTAGAGAATGATTTGATTTTGACAGTCTTGTTTGACTCGTCATAGATCAGGGTAGCATTAAACAAGTTGCAGAACTCCTTGATGAATGTGGTAATCTTCCAGTGAGGAAGAGCACCCTCGACAGTGACCGTCCTCTTTATGTTTACGATATACAGCGTATTCCATGGATATCTGTCAAAGTCGTTCTCAACGACTTCATACCCTATTGACTGCATGACGTTATGCAACACATACATAAGGTTAGGCTGAATGACGGGTCTTATTAGAATTATGTCATTAACGTAAAATAATCCTCCGAAATAGTTTTTATTCATCTGGTTGTATATGATTCCAGATGTAGAGTTTTTCACTGAGAAGAACACGTATTTCCCTTTTATTCCCGCATACCCGTTGTTTGGTACCGTTTGATCGACTATTACCCATTTCTTTCCGCACCATTCCTTGATTGTTGTCTCCAATGCAGGAAAATTCACCCTGTCGATGAATTTCTCCATAGCTTTTGTTCTGGCACTCTGTGTCTCTGCTATTATCTGAAGCTTTATATTCTCATTGGTATAAGATACCACCTTTCCTACTCCACACAGCAGCCTTACACTGCCAGAGTACAAAGCACAGTCATTATATTCTCTGTTTTTCTTAGAGACATCCATTCTGTGCACAGATCCGAAGACTACCCTGTTCTCAGCTATATTGAGAGGAAACGATATCTCATACGTATGACTTCCCTCCTCCTTCAGGTATGGGTTCTCTATTGTGATTTTTATGTTGGTACCCGACTCAGGGTAAACGGTCTTACCGTCTATTGTACAGTATATCATTTTGCATTGTTCTTAAGATGTTCAAGATGCTTTATAGCCTTGTAGGCTTTCTCCGTATCCAAATAGCATGGCAATCCTTCCTCTATCAGACCAATGAGGATGTCATTGTTCTCATTGAGTTTCCTGATAGGCTCACTCAGCTCTGAGTTGTCAGTATTGACATTCACGACAGGAGTCACGACAGTACCTCCGCTGCCAAGCTGGCGTGAGATATCCTCTTTCGTCAGCGACCCGACTGTATTGTCCCTCTGAGCCTTATCTATGAAGTCAAGCATCGGGCGCACAGCAGGATTATTCACTGCAGAGTGGTTGGCCACGAACTCACCTTCATGAACCACGCCAGCCTCTTTCCTGTATCTCTTTCCTCCTGTATAACCACCTTCATAGTATCCTGCTTCCTGAGCCTGTGCCTGTTTCTTAATGGCGGCCACCTGAATCATTCCTGCTGCAGTTGCAGCAGCAGCTGCTATTGCAGCAAGTGGGTACGTCCAAGGCTGTGCAGGCTGTAGAACAGATCCGTATGCTTGAATAGCGTTCATCGCAGTTGATGCTATAGCTTGTGCTATCTGGATTTTGACCGCTTTTGCGTTGTATTTTGCCTTTATTGCAGCCTCTTCCTTAGCCTGTTTCTCTTGCAGCTTCTTAATCTTTTTCTGGTTGTTACCTGCAGCAGCTATCTGCTTATCGTATTTTGCCTTAACCTGAGCTGTCTCTGCTTCCTGTGCAGCAGAGAAATAGGCTGATGCAGCAGTCATGAAGCTGTTGATGGTGTTATACGCAGCCTGAGCACCTGCAACGATGTTCTTCATCGTCTCGACATTCAGCTGACGCTTGGCCGCCTGGTACTCCTCCTCATTGATCAGGTCCTGCTGCCGCATTTTTTCCAGTTCGTCATTGATAGCCTGCTGGTTCTGTACGGCGTTGACGATGGAGTAGATACCAGTAGCGGCATTGTCACCCGCTTCTACGAATTTCACGCCTGCATTCTTCTTGGCTGTATCCAATGCAGACGCGACCTTATTCTCGATGTCACTGTCGGCCTTCTGGTTTCCCCTCAGCTCTTCATACTTACGCTTGATATGTGCGATGATGGCATCCACTTCCTCCTGAGTCATCTTTCCTTGCTCGACCAAAGCACCGTAGAATGCCTGTACGCCCGCGATCTCGATCTCCTGCAGGCGGTCGAAGTCCATCTTGCCCATGTCCTGACGGTACTTGGAGAGACGGTTCATCCACTCCTGCTCCAGCTGCATCTGGTGCTCCTTCTCCATGATCTGAATCTCTGTCATGGCTTCCTCATATTCCCTGGTGCCTTCCTTGTAGAGTGAAGCCTTATCGAGCATATACTGGCGGTCTGACCTGAAGAGGGCCTCGTTCAGAGCATCCTCGTTCTGGAACATTTCTCGGTTGTTCTGGTCGTTGAACTGTTTCTGCAGGCTTAGTTCTCTTATGTATTTCTCCATGAGGAAGCCCTGTTCCGACTTCTTGTTCTGGCGCTTGATATAGTCATCCTCATCCTTCTCTTTGTTCAGCAGCTGCTTGCGGTACTCCACAGAGTCCTCGCCATAGATAGCCTTCAGACGCTCGTAGTAGTTCTGGGTGATATTATGTTTTTCCTCCAGATAGTCGCTGTAAGTAGTGACACCCTGGCGATACGCCAGCATCTCCTCTGCTATCTGCTCGTTGTACGATGCCCTGGCAGCGTCAGCCTGCTCTTTGAGCTTCTTCTTCCGCTCGGTCTCAGCTTTTTGGGCTGCGGCAGCCTGTTCTTTTTTGTCGTCATCAGAGACATAAGGAGTGGCTGGAGTTGTATTGTCCTTTGTTGATCCTTTATCCCCCTCCAGAACCTTTCTCTGGTTTTCGAGAGTCTGGTTCAGCTCATTGTTGAAGTCAACGACTTCCTTCGTCCTGTCACGTATGCCAGTGACGATATCTATCTGTTTCTGCAGTTGGGCATTCTGCTCCTCATGATCCTTGGTTATCTGGTCACGGAAGGCCTTCTCTGTATTCGTGCCTGTTGCCTGAGGTCCTTGTGTCTGAGCCCATCTGTTGAGTGCCGTGCCTCCCTGGGCCTCCCGTTCCTCTGACTGTCTCATCCTTTCCTCATAGTCCAGATCCTGTTTGAAGCGTTTCTTCTCAAGATCCTTCAGTTTGTCCTCCGCAGCCTCCAGCCTGTATTTCTCCATCAGGAGGGTGTTGTAGTTCTTCAGCGCGATGGCATTCTCCGTATATTTGCCCGTTGTCTCATCCAACTGTCCATTATATCCGGGGATGATGCTATTCAGCTTCTCTATAGCCTCTTTTCGCTTGTCGAGCAGTTCTTTCTCATCCCTGGCTACCCTGAGAAGATGGCTGATTTCAGCCCGTTCCTCAGCCACTTTCTCCGCAGCCTGCTTGTTCAGTTCATTGGCGATGCGCTGCTTCTCGTTGCTCTCACCCATTGCCCTTGAGAGTTTCCATATTGCAGCCACGAATAAGGTAACGGCCGTAACTGCGAGCATCACGGGATTTTTCATCAGCACCTCGTTCCACAGGCGCTGCAGGGCAACGGTCTTTGTTATAGCCCCATTGTGGGCAAGGATAGCCAGCGTATGTGCCTTCCTGATGCCAACCAATGCCCTCTGCACCGCCAGCTCTGCAGCGTCCAGGGCATTGGCCACCTTGGTAACAATCACCGTGCGCTGCGTCCATAGGTACTGCATCTTTTTTACAGCGACATAGCTTGCCAGCAAGACCGCCAGTTTTGCTATGGCATCGATATTCTGGAATACGACACCTAAAACGGCAGAGAGTCCCTTTGTGAACAGTGCTGTAGAGCTGATGGTGTACTTGACCACCGGCAGCAGTTTCTCACCAAGATCGACAGCCATCTCATTGAAGCTCTTCTTGCATTTCTCAATCTCTGCCTCTACGGTGTTGTTCATTGTGGCATACTCCCTGCTGACGGAGGTAGCCTCCTTGTATGCCTCGGTAGCCAGATGCTGTCTCTCACGGACATCATCGATCTTATCTGCCAGTGTGGAGAGCACACCGACGGCACGGTTGCCGTCCAGTCCCATGTCATCGAGCATCTTCATCATCGTCTGCGGATCTGCCTTCTTCAGGTTGTCGGCCAGTGCGAGGATAGCGGCATTAGCATCCTTGTTCAGCAGGTCAGTAAACTCCTTCACTTCCATGCCTGCAATCTTTGCGAATTTCGCTGTGTCGGTCTGCATCTTCGTGAGCATGTTGCCGAATGCGGTTGCAGCCATCTCGTCACGTAGGAGGTTCTCGTCCATCACGGCACCGAAGCCCATGATCTGCGCCTGTGTAAGTCCCAGTTGCTTGCCGAAGCCCGCCACACGCGCAGTGAAGTCAACGAGATATCCCGCCTGTGCGCTGGAGTTCTGCGCCAGTTCGTTGACTGCAGAACCCGTTGCCAGCATTGCTCCGCGCAGTCCCATCTTCTCGTCCTCGCCGAATGCCATTGCTAGCTTACCCACTTTGTCGATGGCGCCATCTCCTAGATCATCACCCAAGGCCACCTTAATCATGTTGCCCGCCTCGACAAAGTCCAGGATATCCTGTTTTGACGTCTTCCCCAGACGGCCTGCAGCACCTGCCAGTTCGTTGAGTTCCTCACGGCTGGTGCGGGTATCCATCTTCTTCAGGTCCTCGTTGAGTTCCCTGATGGCCACGTCCGTCAGTCCGGTGTATTTCCGTGTATCAGCCATGGCTTCTTCCATCTTTGCGTAGTCCTCTACAGTCTTTCGGATGGTTACGGATATACCCGCGATACTACCGAGTAAAAGTGTCAGGCCTCCCCAGCTATCATTAAGGAACTTACTGAATCTCTGCCATGCAGAAACGCCTTCAGTACTTTCCCCTCTTATCGCCCTCAGTTCGGCTTTGCATCTTTTCAGCTGCTCGTTCAGGAAATTCCATTCCTCGCTGCCGCGTTTGATGCTACCGCTCTCCAGCTCTTTGTTGATGGCCCTGATTGTCTGCTGAAGCTCCTTGACGGATGCTGTGGACATGCTGCCCAGCACCTTGTCGATCTTCTGCGCCGAAGTCTGTAGGGAACCCATCTCCTTGTTGGCCATGTCCAGCTGTTTCTTCAGGCTGTTGAACGTTGGCCAGTCGCCCTCTCTGGCGGCTGCTTCCTTTTTCTTTCGGAGATCCTCCACCTTCTTCTCCAACTCATCCAGCTGTTTCTTGGCTTCCTCTGAATTGAGGAAGATCCTGGTAGTATAGGTTTGTACGTTGTCTGCCATAAACGATAAAGGTGTTATCTTTTTTGTCGCAAAGATAACACCTTCATCATCAAGATAAAACTACTTTTACTTGTTTACCCACTTAAAGAAATCCTTCAAGAACATCCCGATAAACTTGAGAATTAACACTATGCCTAATACTGTAAGAACAAATACAAAAATATCCATAATCATCATTTTTTGTTTGTTGCAAATATACGAATAATCTCTGAAACGTGCAAGGGAAAATCCCTATTTTTTCGGTTTAGTGATACCTAAACCGATATCGTGCCCTTCAGGTCGACGATGGGCAGCAGTAGCGACTGATGGCGTCCGCCCTGTCGTTCGATGCGGATGTATCCGGACTGCTGCTGTGTGAGCGGCTGCACGATGACAGTCAGTCTGCGGTCGGGCTCGTCGGCAAAGCAGTTGACGAATCCCACCTCTGCCGTAATGCGCTCCACGACGCGCGCCAGTGCCTCTGCTCCCCCATGGAGCGTACGGTGGTCGAAGCTCTCGATGAGCGTATCGATCAGCTGCTGCTCCTCGCGACTGGCAGTCTTAGCGAAACGGTTACTTACCTGCAGGCAGCAAAAGAACATTGCCTCTGCGTTTTTCTCTCTCTTGCTGTTTTGAACTTGATAAAGTTTCATAACACGATGAATTTAGAACAATAAAAAAGCAGCACTACGCGCTGTTCAAGTTCATCGTGCTAAACTCCGTGGGCGTTTCCGTATCCACGACGCGGTTACTGCAGTATCTTTTACCAATAAGTCTCCAGACATAAAAATAGCTGCCTTGGGGCAGCGACTTCCTGTCGCACGATGATTATTTAAACGCTGCAAAGATACGAATAATTCCCGAAACATGCAAGTTTTTCGGGAATTATTTTTGTGCCCGGTGCTTTTTTTCTATAAACAGCCCTTATTTCTTCATGATAAAGTACTGGCTTTCCTTCACTTCCGCATGCGGATTGAGCGATACCGTCTTCACCTTATACCCCTTTGTGCCCCACCGGAACCAAAGGAACCTGTGGCGGTACATCTTTGCCACGAAGATGTCCAGCGAGTCACGTATGCGGTAGTTCAGCAGCTTACTGTTCATGTTGTACATGAAGTCAGCCCATCTGTCATTATAGTACAGCATGCTGTCCGTCTCACTGATACTATGAAGATACACCGTGTCGCGTGTCTCCAGGAGCATGCGATTCTCCGAAAGCACCTGCTTGTATTTTATCTCCAGATCCTTCAGCATCTTACTGTCGGCAACGAGCTTCTTGTAATCCTTCGGCTCCATCTCCACCACAGTCTGTATGAACACGGGGATGGAGTCGCGTATGGTATCCTTCTGTATGGGAATCTTACTGTGCGCCAGTTCATGCGTCAGGTCCTTTATCTTACGGTGCAGCTCTGCATTCTCATGATATGCCATCCCTGCAATGGTGATGCATATAACCATAATAACGATACCCGTCATCGATATCCTTCTCTCCTTCACGCTCATCTCTTCACTATTTTACCTTTGCTGTTAATAAAGTACACGTCACGTCCCATGAACCTGTTAGCCTCTGCCACTCGTCTGCGCTTGAGTCCCATCAGTTCCTTGCCTCCGCTGTATATCCATCGGATCATCTGGTCGGCTATCTCGATATCCTCCGCATCAGCGAGGATCTTACGTCTGAGAGAGGAGGTCTTGAACTTCGTCTCTCCGATGTTGAACAGCCATGCCACCAGCGCGTCGAACTGGTTCTGTGCGAAGTTCACCCCTAAAGCATTAAGAACCTTCTCGCATTCACGGCAGTCCTCCGTGAGCAGCTCGTTGGCCCTTTCCTCCGTTATCACCATGCCCATCTTCACGCCCTTGGTGTGGCCGTATCCGATGGTCGGTTTCCCTGCAGGGCAGATGTATGCCTGCAGCTTAAGGCTCTCAAATAGTTTGATGAGCGTTTTTCCTTGTACGCTTGTCGTCATCTTTGTCATTATCGTAATGTTGGAATCTAGCATCCACGTAGTCCTTCACCTCAGTAACCTTTCCCCTTACCCAGATACTGAATCCGAACACACCTCCGGAGAATGACATGCACATACCCGTCATTCCCAGGACTCCGTTCGTCACATCCCCCTGCATCAGGAAGTTGATATAGCAGAGAGCTATCCCGGAAAGCAGTGAGATTACTGCGCATGTATACTGAGTGACATCTTTTTGGTTCGCTGTCATAAGCTGTATTTTTTACATTGCAAATATACTATTAAAATACGGTACTTAAAAATACGCCCCTGCATCACTGCGGAGACGTATCCATCGTTTTGTATTAAGAGTCCTTGCGAACAGAGATCAGTCTATTCCTAGCCAGAGCTTAGCTAATATCTTTGCGTCCTCACAGAACTGGTTGTATTCCAGCCACTCCTGCTGATAATCCTCATTAGAGTTAGCATAGTGGCGATGAATAGCCATCTCTTCGCTCTCCGTGTACTTGGAGCGGATGATGGCGTTAGTGAGCTGTCCGTAGTCCTGTGGGTTATCGCACGGCATCAATGTGCCGCCATCCTTGCGTGTACCTGTGTAGCTGTAGCCCGTCAGAGGCTCAGCGTCCTCCGGAGCGTTAGGCTGTTTCCAGTTCTCTACTATGGTCTCCCCGAGGAAGCCGATAATTGTTCCGTCCCCGAAAGGGAAGAATGTCTTTTGTTCTGCATATGTCGCAGTGAAAGTCGGTTTGTTCATATCAAGTGAATTTTGTGTAATACTTTCCGTCTGCGCCCTTTTTCTGTGCTATCACCGTCGGAGCCGGCAGATCCTGAGGCGTGAAGTCGTTCTCCGCCTGGTCAATCATTATCTTCGACCCCGTGAAAGCGTAGAACTCCGCATCGCTGTCTGTCGGATTGCCATTCTCGTCGAGCTTCTTTTCGAAGATATAAGTCTCCTCCGGCTCTCCGCCCGGCATCGTATGCTTTATTGTCTTCAGTATTTTCTTGAATCTGATGGCAAGTACCTTTCCTGGCACCTCCCTTCTTATCTCCTGCTGGTGTCCCTCAGAGTCCATTTCCCTTACAGACACCGTTTCCTTGTCGATCTTCGAGTCCATGATAGTATAGTCAAGAAGGTAGATCTTCTTCTCATCCGCTTCTACCCCCCCCCCGTTTTGTCCGATATTTTTACCACCAATGAAGAGAAAGGAACTTTCTGTGACGGGCTCATGCCCTTGAATGGCGGTGTTGCCCGCCTGTTTTTGATGATTTTTCCCAATGATTTATCCATGCCTATAGTTTTAAAAAAATGAATAGTGTCCGCATGTTTTATGAATCCGAACTGGCTAGCCATCCTGATACGGATCTGTTCCTCGTCGTATCCTTTTTCCTGGAGTCTTTTCACCTTCCTGGCAACCTCCTGTTTGTTACGCTTGGCCACCTCCATGTGGTCATGGAAGTAGGTGTATCCGCACAGTCGGATACCCATCCATGTAGGTCTGACGTTATAGTCAGTGTTGAGCTTAGTGCGGTAGTCCCGTGTCAGGATCATTATCGTGATGTCGCGGACGATGCGCAGGAACGTCTTATCCTCATGCATTACGATGATGTTATCCACGAAACGGTAATAGTGGAGGAGTCCTTCAGAAGCGAACATCCTGAAGCGAGCTGCCAGGTACTGTGTACCACGGGAGAGGATTATCCTTTCGCCAGGCGATTTTGCAGTAAGGATCCATTCTGTGATGTATCTGGATGTCCAGTACTCCATTTTCTCGGGGTCTCTGGTGATGTCGAAGAACCTCTCTGCCAGACGGTCGAAGTCAGCCAGGTACAGCATTCCTAAGAGCTGTGCCAGCTTTATGCCCAACGGGCATCCCTGATGGTAGCTGTCAATGACACGGTACACGAACCTTCTGAACTTTCCCTCCTTGAACCTCCCGTTTATCTTCTCTTTGAGGATCTCATGGTCCATCAATGGGAAGTAATGGTGAATGTCCAGAGCGACGTAGTAATACACATCCTCCTGTGATGATCTGTAGAGGTCATTTCTTATGTATCTCATCATAGCATGCGTGCCAAGACCCGGCCTAACGGCAGGCGCACGCCACGAAACGTGATCATAGATATACTTTTCATACGGCAGCATATGCGCCGTCTCTGCATGATGGTCATAAACAGGAGCCTTTGCAAGTTTTCTGGGCTTCTTGTCGAAAATCCATTTCTCTCTGTAACCGGAAGGAACGAAAGATTCATCAATGATTTCCCTGAGGACTCTTTCGGTGTTGTTTTTGAGATCCTGTTCGTATCTCATTATGTTCCACCTGCGGTGCTTGCAGTTGGCATACCTATCGTATGCCTCCTGAGCATTCTCAAGAGTCTCGTTCTCCCGGTTGTCGCGAACTCTTCGCATAACAAACTGGGTTAAAAACGTGTAACACTGATGGGTCTGTTGGAGGCGTGAAACCCTCCGGCTGGTATGACGATCGGCTTACCCTACTAGTCTCGCAGTCATCTTTCTATCTTTTCTTCCGTTAGGAAAGGCTCACCTTCTCTACTTTTAGGTTTCTTTCAGGACCGCGCCCCCGTTCGCATTGGCATTCGAGGGAGCATTGTTACCATTGAGGTACACCGAGCCAGCATTGGCGTCGTTGTTAGCACTGCCCAAACGAATAGCACCGCGAACACGCGGATCGAAGGTTCTACCTGCTTTCATTGGAAAAGCGATGCAAAGTTACAAACTTTCTTGTGATCCAGCAAGTCAAAGAGCGATTTTAATACTTTATTTAAAATGATTCTAAATAGAGAGCTTCGCCCAGGAAGGGCGAAGCGGGCCGCTTTTCAAGCGGCCTGTGTTCCTTGCGTTCTGCGAACGCCTACGATTGGATTGCCAGCCTTGTGCTGAATGCCTGCGTGAATTCACAGAGGACCGCGCCCCCGTCCGCAAAGGCATACGAGGGAGCATTGTTACCACCGAGGAACACCGAGCCAGCATTGGCGTCGTGGTCAGCACTGCCCAAACGAATAGCACCGCGAACACCGCTAGTAGCAGCCGGATTATAATATCCGTCGGCAAAGTATGTACTGCTGGTACCACTTACCTCTGTTGGATAACCTGACAGACATTCCCTGCTAATTTTCTTGATCGAAGAATATGCTGCAGAGCTATAAACCGGTGTTCTGCCCAACAGAAGGTGACTGCCTGCTCCTGACATATCGAAGGCGCTGCCGTCGATTGTCTCTTCACAGTAGTACGCCTGCGACTTGTCGCTCTGGCATATCAGCAGCTCATCCTCAGTCATTGTCCAGAGATATCTATAGAAGTTCTTCAGGCCCATGAAGCACGGAATACCTGTGATAGTGACGTTACCACTGCTAGCTGGTATGTCTACAGAGAATGTGCCTGTATAGTCACCAAGCTCAATACCAGCGTCAAGGTCTATCCATGGATTATATGCGCGATCTCCGCTCCAGTCCGATGGGATATCAGCACCATCTCCGAGACCGCCCTGCGGCAGACCATCGATGGTAAGCATGGTATTACGTGCTGCCTGGATATTTTTATTGTGGAAATACACACGTATCAGGGCACCAGTGATGAATATCATCACGCGCTCAGTAGTGAACCACAAGCTGCCGTTGGCACGTGCATACGTAGCGAGGGTACCGACAGCGATATTCGTAACGGGCTTTCCAAGGAGAGACTTATAATTACTGTCCCAGCTGCTGGTGTTGTTACCGCCACGGAACTGTGCTGTCTTTTTCATATAGGAGCACAGTACGTTGTTCGTGCGGTCGAGTTGAGCGAATCCTGCACAAGACCGAGATCCGACAGGTATATACACACAAGGAACATTAGGAATAGGCTTGTCATCGAATACCTCGTATTCATATTCCGCATCCTCCCAAGTGGCATACCATAGACCTACGCCCCATCCCCACTGATAATGTCCGTCAGCGCCTGAGAAATCCACAGCGCTGTCATCCTCATAGTAACGATGATCCGTCTTCTTCAGTTTCTTGCGTGTATGGTCGTTCTTTACCATATAGCCACCAATCTTGAATATCTCCTGCATGTTCTGCAGACGGGAGAGATTGCCTATCGGTGTACCTTCCGAATTACTGCTGTCCAGTGGCCAGCGGCATCCGAACCAGGTGCCTGTGCTGTTAATATTCTCAATAGCAGTCTCCAGATTTGTAGCTCTCGTTTTCAGAGCAGCGATGTCCTCAGCATTCTGCGTAGCCAACGCATAGGACTCGGCATCTCTTACCGGTCTGGTACCGCCGGGCCCCCTTACTTGATCAAAATACTCATTTGCCATAATATTCTTTTATGATTAATAATACTATTCTGCCAGCACCAGTGTGGTGCCCTCGAATTTCATTGTGCTCGTTGCGGGGAACACCAGTGTGGTGCCCTCGAACGTTACTGTCGGTATGTCCGACTTCTTCACATAGCCTTGCAGCGTTGTTGCTATCGCGTTCATCAGCGTGAGCACCTGCTGCCATTTAATTCCCTTAGTCATATCTATTGCCTAATTTAAATAAAGGATAGGTGGAAGGCGCCCATCAGCGCCCTCCACCCAGGGAATCAGCATTACTCGCCAGCAGAAGCGGGAGTGCTGGCAGCATCCATTGCTGCAGCCCATGATGTGTTAACCTCGTTGTCGGTTGCCCACTCGAAGTCATTCTCCGTAAGAGCGTTGCCTACTGCATCCAGGGCATTCTGTACCTCTTGAGAAAGCTTAGCCTTAGTGATAGCCTTGTCAGCGATGTCAGCAGTGATCTGGTGGTTTACGATAGAGAGGGTAACAACCTTGCCAGTCTGGTCACCGAGTGTCAGATACTCAACGAGGCCTGTCATGTCAGCATAGCTGTATGCGGCAGTCTCGCCAGCAGCATTGCTGTTGTACTTCATGAACACACCAGCCTTGGTAACTCCCTGAGCAGATGTTACCTCAGTCTGGCCGTCGAAGAACTTGCCTGCATCAGCTCCTGTACCTTCTGTGATTGTTACAAGTTCGAACGTACCATTGAGAAGGTCTTTCTCGATGTCGATGTCCATTGTGGTGGCTCCGGCACCTGTGCCCTTAGTGAAACGGTAGGTCTTCAGCTTACCAGTGTTTGGAGTCTGGAGTACCTGGAAAGTCACAACATCAGTGTTGGCCTTTTCAGCCAGTTCGATAAGAGCGTCCTCTACGTCAGCAGTAGAGTTAGAGAATGCAGCGTTGGTGAAAGCGATGTCACCAGCTACGAGAGCAGACTTAAGGCCGTCTGCATAAGACTTAGCGTCAGCAACGCCAGAAACGATACTTGCAGCGATAGCTGCCATCAGGGTCAGGATCTGAGCCCACTTGATACCTTTAAATTTTTCCATAATGCTAAAAATTTAAAAATTAAACAATAAATTGAACTAAAAACAAACAGTTTTTGACTGTTATACTATTCCGGCTTATTGCCGGATTGATTCATCATCTGTTGCCAGGTGTCTACAACCTCGCTGTCGTCGACGTACTCAACATCCTCACCGGTATTCTCTTCGATATACTCATCGAGGCCCTTGCCCTCCGGTATATTCTTCAGAGCCTCCTCTATCTCTCCGAGAGTGTTGATCTTTCCGTCATTGTTCGGCCCACCCAGTTTCTCTTCGAGCTCTACGGGTATTCCCGTTCCCTCGATCTTGAATTCACGCTTGCGGACCTTTACGCCCACGATGTAGCGGCCGCTCTCACGTTCCTCTATTATGAACGGTATGCCGCTGATGTCCATAAGTTTTCTGATAATACCCATAATCTATTCCGCTAATATTAGTGTTGTACCTTCAAATCTCATTGAGCTGGTAGAGGGGAAAACCAGAGTGTTTCCCTCGAAGTACGGTGCTCTGACCAGACTGTTCAGGATCAGCAGTGCAGCAGCAAGCCCTCCGGCATTTACCGCTTTGCCTTTCTCCTCTTCAGTCAGGCTGTCAGGATCCGAAGCAGCCGTCTCACATGTCTGCGTAGAAGCGAAGTCCACCGAGAACCTGCTGAGCATCTCGCTTATCTGCTCATCCGTCATGTTCGACGGATCGATCTCCGCATTGATGTACTGATCCGTCTTATAGTAACCGTCAGGCCCTGTTCCTTCGTTGTCCGGATCATATCTCCAGATATATCCGTCAGTATCCAGTCTGTCACGATGGTCTGCCATCAGCTTTGCCCGGTCACCCTGCTGCTTCGCATAGTCACAGCCCCGCTTTCTCATTTGCCAATCCTGCCTTCTCGTTAGCGGCTGCTGCAGCAGAAGCAGCCAGCCCCGCCTTTTCGTTAGCCAGTCCAGCCTTCTCGTTGGCGTTTCCTGCAGCATCGTCAGCCGCACCGGTAGCCCTCTGGGCATCATCTTTCAGGGTATTCCATTCCGACTGTCTGCCGCTGAACCAGGTACTCCATATCTTCCTCACTCCATTGGTATCCTCTGCATCGTTGCCGAAGAACCCGTTCCATGCCGATGTGGAGGTGTTCCAGAAGTCCGTCCACAGCTTACGGCATCCAGTGGCCAGCGAGTCGCTGAAGAACTCAGTCCACTCTGTCCTGCGCGCTGCCAGCCAGCTCTCTGCAGATGCCTTGAATCAGCCCCGCTTTCTCATTTGCCAATCCTGCCTTCTCGTTAGCGGCTGCTGCAGCAGAAGCAGCCAGCCCCGCCTTTTCGTTAGCCAGTCCAGCCTTCTCATTGGCGTTTGATGTTGCCTCCTGCGCCTGAGTTTTGGTCTTGTTCACCTCAGTCTTCAGCTGTCCCCATTCGCCTTTCACTCCGGTGGAGTCACTTGTTCCGAACCATGCATCCCACGCTGACGCAATACCGTCAGCCTTGCCCTTCACATAGTTATAGAAGATGGCGAGACTCGCTTGTATATACTTCACGAAGTTGCCGGAGTCATCTTTTTGGACGCCAGGGAGCATGATTTTGTCGGCTATGGAGTCATCCATCTGGGTGATAACCTCTACGTCGCCTTCCTGATTCATTGTGGCGCCTACCTCGTCGAGGGTATCCAGAATGTCCTGCCTTAATTGTGGGTCTACTGCCATATCTTATTTCCTCCTATAAGTTTTCTTTCCAATATACCTGACCCACGCGAACGGCTTTCTGCGGTTCAGGTATGTCTCGTCATACTGGTTCAGGTAAGCCTCCTGTTCCGTTGATATGTTTCTGCCGGCCTCGTCTGCCGATCTATATACGAGATACCTGATGGCAAAGCCGATGCCGTAGCCTATGTAGTATACTGCCATCGTGAGCAGCATCCACCACCATGACAATTCAAACCACAGCACTATGAACAGTATTATTGCAGCAGATACAAGCACCACTTCCAGCTGCTGTCGCAGGTGGATCTTCTCATGGTTAAGCGCACTACCTCTGAGTTTTCTAACCCTAGCGAATATCACCGGCCATATCGTAATAGCCATGTAACCCTTGAATGTACCATCTCATTCCGTTGAACACGAACTCTGCCCTGTCGAAGTTATTGAGGTCTTTGTAGCCCTCTGTCAAGTCATGGTCGGTAACGAGGATCTGCTGTGCATACGAAGATGTTTTGCCTGGATATACCCTGACAGTGTGACCAAGCGTCTTGATGGTAATGACTTTTCCATTGACTCCCGCTGGCAGTGTCAGCGCTTCGTTGCTGCCTGATGACACAACATAATCGTCATAGACGGAAATCAAATAGCTTGAAGCTGTCACTACATTAACGTAACGACCTGCAAACATATTCACCCAGCTGTTAGCACCTGGGTGCCAGCGCATCAGTCCGTTGCTGTTGAGCCTTATTCCGTCGTTGCCCCACCGGCACTCCATTCCCGAGCTGTTTATCTTCACTGAGTTTGTGCCGTTGGTAACTATGATATCTCCCTTGAACTCTCCGCTCTCGGCATATATGGTACCCTTCACCTCGACGTTCTCGAATTTACCTGTGTTACATTTTACCTCTCCAGCCTTTGCGATGAAGTATTTGCTGCCTGAGTTCATCTCGATGGCTTCCGCTCCGAGGTTACTGATTTTGGCGTAGTTGGCAAGAATGAGGTTGGTGGCCACGAAGTCAAACTGTGTGGCAGCAACCCAATAGTTGCGACTAGTAGCATTGTTGTTGCCCGGATAGCTATAGCTTGCCGAAGTGTGGTTCCTGGCACATCTGTAGTATGCACCGTTGTAAAGCACAATGTCGATGTATTTTATACCATCACTCTCCGTGACGCTGCCATCATTATAGAATATAGAGCCGCTTGACCATTCCCTGGGTCCTCTTATTGTTGGCCCGCTGCTTCCAGTCGCGCCTATGCAACCCATGCAATAATATTTGGTGGTGTTCTTGGTGCTATCGGTAAAGACAGTCACTTCCCTTCTCCATAGATAGGGGTAGTCGTCTGTCATTACAGGAATGGCCGTGCTCCAGCTGCCGTAATGCGATGGTTCCGTCGTCTCGCTCTTGACCGTACCCACTGACGAAATAGCAAAGGTACATGTCATACTGACAATGCCGTTGCCGTCTTCACCTTTCGTTCCCTTCACAGCAGAGATATGGTAGAAGTCGTCATATGTACCGTCGCTGTAGGTTGTCCGGGTCCAGTTCCACTGATAAGGGAGAGCGTCAGTGGGTGCAGAATCGTACACCTCGTCCGTCCATGGGTGTGCATTACGCTCTGCGGTGTCACCCAACATATCAGCCTTAAGCGTATATTTGCTGATGGTATAGGTCTCGACGATGCTCTGAATGCTCTTCGCATAGTTTCCTATGCAAATCGGCTTTGTCACCATTGCCTTCCCCTCTGTATCAAAGCTGACTTCGAAATTCCAGAGGTATTTATCGGCATTTTGCTGATAATCCGGCATCTGTTCGCTCCAGCCACCTGTGATCTTCACTTTTTTCCATTGGGCAGCGGTATATGTAACATAAGGGTCGCTTCCCGTATAGGGGTGTCCGGAAGGGGCCTCCGTCTGACTGCTTGACAGTGCATAGTACTCCTCCGTACCAACATAGCCGACACCGTCTTCCCCGAGACGGTTGACCATATAACTGATGGTCGGGGTGCTGTTCTTGTCGTAGCTGATAGTGTAGCGAGTATAGACGTAATCGCCCATATTCAGCGGCAATGAGGAATAGTCGTCTTTCCATGACAGACGGCCAGCCTGTGAAGGAAGGCTGTAGAGTGTCGCACTCTCTGCAAACGACACATTGATACTGCTGATACCGTCGCCATCGATACCCCAACGGCTGACACTGTAGGTTGTGGATGGTGTAAGAGTGTCGCTGTATGTCGTAATCGTTCTGGTCCACAGATAGTCACCCTCTTTAAGTTCAAGACTGCTGATAGAGTCCACCCATCCGCTTGAAGGAGGAGTTGAACCCTGATCACTCTTTGCATAAGCCGTCTCGACGGTCTTGATTGAAGTACCGCGCTCTACGATCTTTATCCAGTCGCCGCTGTTCTCCGAAGGTTCTGCAGATGTATAGTTTGGCTTTCGCTCGCACGTCACCTTCTGCTCGTCAGAGAGTGCAGTATATGCAGCGTCGGAGATATAGTTGCCTGAGGCATTCACCCAGTGAGCACCGTCGGCAATGGAGCACCGCCACAAGCATCCCTTATGGCTCACCTCGTCATAATAGTAGCACTTACGTACCTGCCCGTGGGGTGTGTAGTCGTCACGCTCGGGAGTGATGGAAGTCCACAGGCCCCTGTTAGTAGGAATAGGCACAGTGCCATACTCCTTCACCACGCGGAATTCCTCACCATAGAACTCATATTTCTTTCCCGGTGCTAGTGTCATCTTACACGGATGGCCACCGAACCAGCTCTTACTCAGGTCGAAGGTATAGATACCCTTGAATCCCTTGATGCATGGTGCATCGCTGTCTGGGTCGTAGTCGTACGAAGAACCACCGTTTACCATCTGAATCCAGAGGTTCATGCGTCCCGGTATGACGGTGTTTCCGAACTGCACCATGTGGTCGCCGGCAGCAGGGATGTCAGAACCGAGCATGCAATGTATGGATGCGCTCTGGGCATCCTCAGCCTTCTTATCGTAGGCGATGTCTATATAGTGGTATTTCTTCCCTCTCTCCAGCTCTACAGGCTCAGTGCTTACTCCCTTGCATTTACGCCACCAGAGCACATCTCCCGCATGTGCTGTCGTGCCGGTATAGGTGTTTCGGGTGGTATTAACGATGTTCATCGTCTGGCAGCGCACAAGGTCGTTCTCCTGCCACCAGTTCTCAATCTCCGTATCACCGTCGTTAGCAAGGAAATAGCAGCGTACGGTCTTCACCTCCTCCAGCTGCTCCGGAGTGAGGTTTACCCTTACTTTCCTTATGGCGGAGAATACTTTCCTTGCAGCCGTGCGGCTGAACTTCGACAGCAGGAACACCATGCCGTTCATCATCCAGGGCACTCTCATGTTTCTGTAGCCAATCATCTCTCCGTCCTCCTTCAGGTATTCCGTTCGGCTGATGATATTTGCCGCACATGATCTTATCTCATCGCCTGTGCTCACCGACCATCTCTTCACCTCCAGTGACTCATAGACGGCCCTCATCCTCACATATATCTCATCGATGGTAAGCTTTGAGTGTCCGTTGATATTGTTTGAAAGGAGGAATCCCGTGTCGGCAATCGAGTCACCCGTATAGTTGGTGGAGCGCACCTCATCCGTGCGCACGCCGCCCTCGGCCTTTGTCATTCCCTGTGCCGTGACGTCGTTAGCCGTGATGTTTCCTTCCTCGCTCCAGCCGAAGATGTTTGCTATACCTATCTTTATTCCTTTCAGGAAGGTGATCCGTCCCTGGGCCACGTCATCCATTGTCTTGGAAAGATAATCTCCGGACTCGCCACCACCTATCAGCTCCAGAAGATGCAGGAGAGCGTTGCCGATTCGGGTGGCCGTATTCGCATACCGCCCCCGTTCGTCACGGATCCCTTCGAATTCCCGTCTTGCCTCGCTTCTCTGCTCTTCTGTCATTTAATAGTATGAATTGAAAGATTTACACTGCGAATTTACTGCCTTTCATGGCATATTAAAACTACATGATTCGCGTCCTTCCGAACACCTCATCCATTGCCTTGGTCAACATTCCCTGGTAAGCCGTGCCGAAATAATCCTGCTCCAGCTCTGCCAGTACCATGCGTGAAGCGTAGTACTTGTTGAAGAACCACGGCTTAGCCTTTCTTGCATGGCCACCGGCGATCTTTCCGCCCCAAGCCGGTCCTACCCGCTTCGGTTTGTCAAGCCCGTGATCCTTGCGGTATTCCTCTCCTCCTGGAGTGAGGAACGGCAGCTGTCCGCTCTGCCAAGTGTCCTTTCCTCTGCTGCTCTTATAGTGCCTGCCAAGACTGTCAGTATACCCTTTGTCCGTGAACTCACGGCCAGTACCGTCATCGATGTACTTACCGTAGGCGGGAAAGGAGTGCGTTATTGTTGCTGTGGCACCCTGCAGTAACAGTTCCCCCTCTATGGATGACCACAGTCTGCCCCAGTCGAATACACGCAGTTTGTCCAGACGCTCTCTCCAGTATGTTATCATGTTATCCTTCCACTCCTGCAGATACCTCACACGGTCCTGCGGCTGGACGGTACGACGTGATCGACGCCTGCCGCTCTCACGACGCTTTATCTCCTGATCCTTGAAATATCCCATGGCTTATTCCTCCCAGTCTTCCGGGCTCGGTTCAAGGTTAAGCGGTTCATTATTCTGTACCTGGAAGAACAGGCCTGTGGCCCCGTTGTAGGAGTAACGTCCGTACTCCTGTGAGTATATCGTCTCGAGGTTAAGGTACATCAGATGCTTGCCATAGCGGAATTTAGCCTTGTCATCAATCAGTTTTCTGAGGAACTGATGGAAGATCTTGCGGCAGAGGGCCAGTTTCTCCCTGAAGCTGTCCTCATTGCCGTACTCATATCCTGCTATGATGTACACAGCATACACCTTACGGTCGAAGTACCCCGGCTTGGAGAAGAACGTGTTCCCCGTAGTGGTATCCTCCACAAGGAGGAAGTTGGCGCTGTCGCGGTACTCAGCCATCACTGCATCAGGGCCGTCAGGACCAGAGCAGTAGTCCACATGGAACTCATTGGCCTTAGCCAGCTTATTTCTCTCTCCCAGATCCTTGAAATAGGAAAGAGCGTCGAATGTATCCTTACCTATTGTTTCCATATTTCCTGTTGAATTCCTCTGCCTCGCGTGCCTTGGCATCAAGCTCTGTCAGACATCGCCAGCAGTCCATTTGTTTCACCTCATTCTCCTTTGTGACGTCTCCGCCCGTAAGTGCCCTCAGCTGTGCGTTGAAAGCCTCCAGATGGTTATATGTACCGCCGGTAGTACCGTTCACCGGTTTAAAGAAGTGAGGGAAAGCCTTTGCCATCACCTTCTTCACGTGGAAGAACCAGAACAGCACGTTAGTCCTCTCTGCCTCGTCGAGCGTCAGTCCTTCAGGGCTGCTGCCGTCCTCTGTGCGGTACATTATCCTGCCCATCGCCTCGATGCGATGCTCCTTTTTCGTAGTCAGCCATCCCTGGTAGCAAGCCTCGAGGTTAAGGTAGTCGATGAAAGGCAGACCGTGCAGCAGCTTCTCGATGGCCTTCAGTCCCTGGATGCTCTCCAACCGCACATCCATGTCCTCCGGCTTCTCTACGAAGCCCAGCTGCCCGATCATATCCTGTACCTGCCAGTCATAGAGGTCGAAGTACTTCGTGCTTCCATCCTCCAGCTTCACTGAGCAAGCGTGAGCGCCCCTGCGTGCCCTCTTCAGCACCTTTATGCCGTTGAACTCCAGCAGCATGACAGTGCGCAGCGACACCGAGTCATGAAGGTCAGACCCTATCAGTCCCAGTGTGAAGCGCAGCTGCTCCTGTGTCATCTCCCTCCAGCTGGTGGGACATGACAGCTGCAGAGTGTTATCCGACGAAATGGAAGGCGCCTTTGTCAGCAGTGTTCTCATACGGTTCCATGTGGTTACGGGTATAAGCGTCGCTCGATGCGTATGTAGGGTATTTCCCTATCTCCCTCTCCAGGGTGTTCATCAGCCTGCGGTAGTACTCTATGGCAACAGCGTGGTTGCCCTGCACCCACACACCGATGTACCTGCGTATCTGGTATATCACCCCGGCATTATCCTCCGTTACGCTTGCCGTTGCCGTCTGCAGTATCAGTTCATCCATAAACTCATCGCTGATACGGTCACGCAGATATCTGTCAGCCTCCATTATCAGCGGCTGAGCCGTCTCCCAGTCCTTGGCCAGCGGAGCCTGAAACCCTGCGAACCTCTTCAGGAAGGCGAAGCGGTAGAAGAGAGAGTCGAGCTGCAGGAGGTTCTGTGCATACCATCCGGGGATGCGGAAGAGCGCCTCGAGCAGTGAGTCATGTGTCATGAGCCATTTCACCCTCAGTTCCCCGTCGAAGGCGTCCACCCTTATCTTCGATGCCGGAGCCGTGTCGTTCGTCGACACCACCCCGAAGCCCGTTGCTGTCAGCACCAGATCCAGCCCGTGAAGCTCACGGAGGAACACATCCTGAACAGCGAGGTTTCTCACCAGGTTAGCCAGAACACCTTCAGGTTCTGCGTTAACCACTGCTATAGCCACATCCCCCAGCTTATCCTCTGCGATATCCCTTATCGTCTCGAGGAAACGCGGTTTGAGCTTATCGAAGATGATACTCTTCGGTTCGCGCGATGCAGGCACTGCCGCCTCCATCTGCTTCTTTGTGATGTCAAGCGATATTTCTGTTGTTGCCATTGTCGCTAGTATTTACGGTTTTCTCCTCAGCATCCTTGTTCTCGTCGATGGTTGTCAGCTGGATCATCGGCACATCCAGAGTGAAGCGGTCCTGCCAGCCGTTGAAGTACGATATCACATGGTAAGGCACAGCCATGATATCATGGAACGCTTTCTCGATGGCCTGTTTGAGAGTGAACAGCTCCCTTTTGTCAGATCCGGAGTTGTTCATCTGTGACTTTCCTGGTACCGCACCCACCATGTTAGGATGCACACCCATGGCGAAGCAGAGCGAGTTGGAGGCCTCCTGCATGTCATCGCTCCAGTCTCCACCCTCTTTCTTGTTTCCCTCATTGAGGTTGTATACACGCACCATGCGTTTCTCCTTACCCTCAGGTGTGAGGTCATAGGATGTTATCCATGCCTTGCCTGCATTCTCCGGAGAGGTACAGAACCTAGTGATGTCCTCACGCTCCTTCTTTATACGCTCTGCCCTCTTCTTCGGATCCGTGATATTCTCCTCGCGGCAGACGTTGTCCCAGTACTGGCGGTGTATCTCCACCTGGATGCGAGGTGCACTGGTGTTCTTAATCATATAACGCTTGCCGATGCCTATCAGACGGTAGATGTCATACCATGCATCCTTATAGATGCTTGTAAAGTATGGTTTCGGATAGTAGTTGTACCCGGCTGTCGGAAACAGGCAGAGGATAGCGAACTTACAGTCCTCGTCCAACTGAGGTGCTGTTTTCGACTCACCTGTGTATATATTGGGAGCCTTGCCCATGCGGTAGTTGAGGTCACCCAGCGGGTCTATCTCATCGAGCAGAGGTATAGGCTCTATCTTCTCAGGGACGCTTTCGCGCCAGTCGCCTACCAGCACATGTTCGATCACACCGTCAGAGTTGCGCCTGGTGAAGCGGCAGTCACAAGCCTGTCGCATCCTCACCTGTACTATCTTCTTATGGTCACGGCTTAGCCAGATGACCATCACCGAGAAGAAGTGGTACTTCATGTCGGTGCACTGTCTGAGCCACAGCTGGTGAATGGCGTTGCGAAGGCAGAACTCACGTATCTCCTTATCCTGTGTCATCATGCCTGTCTCGCGGTCCTGGAACCGTATTCCCTGACCGTAGCAAGCCAGGATATTGAACTGCTGGCACTGGCTCATCACCATGTTATCCCCAACAAGGGTCATATTCTTATAAGGAGCCTGGTTATCATCCCCGAACGGGATGTATTCGTATTCCCTGCCACCGATGCTTATCTTCCAGGCCGTGGTGTCATCATCCCTGCCGTAGATATCGTCAGTATCCGACTTGTAGTGAGTCGTTATCTCTGCCTCCATCGACTGCATGGAGTCACGTATGCCGCTAGGCATGATGGAATAAACATCATATTCACCCTTTGAGCCTATCTGTACCAGCTCCTGTTTTCCTTTCTTATTGCTCATAGATATATCGGATGTCCGTTGAAGTTAAAAATGAATATATCTGGAATAGTCCTTATCTCCCTGCTTACCGGGTTGGAGATGCGGTGCCAGCCACCGCGCCAGCTGGAGCTGCTGACGAGCCACCCCTTATACTCGATAACGTTACCCTTCGAGTCCCAGGCCTTTATACTCACCCTCTGCCTGCTGTCTCTGGCGATATCGAGGAGTTGCTGCATCTCCTTCATCTGAATAGGTTTCTTCTGCTCCATATCACACACACCAAACAAGTTCTCAGTTAAATGTCATATCGAAGGTGAAGTCGAAGATACGACCCTCACCACGGATGTCGAACACGTTATGGTTCTCCTGTGAGTATTCATACTCGAAAGTGTACCTTGGCAGGTGGTCTGCAGCGTTAGACAGCTTCGCATCCTGCGATGTTATGATCACCGGAGTTCCCTGCACGTTGGTAGAGAGGTCCTGCAGCACCCTCACGTCCAGGGAGCGGAATACCTCCCTCCACCAGTTGGCCATAGGGTATGACATCACACCTGTGTCTGCACGGAACGTCTCCCGCTCCTCGATCCTGTAGTTGATCTTATACCTGCCCACCTTGGCGCTCTTGCGTTCGAAGGCGGGTATCTGCTGGTGCTCACCGGTACAGTAGGCTATCTCCTGCACCCCGAAGGAGTTCATGAAGATAAGTATCGGTGCTATGTCAGTCTCCGACTCCTGCAGCACCTCATATTCCTGTGAGCGCTGTCCGCATGATACAGTATACCCTATGAGCGTAGCCCCTGCAGCCTTGAACCTGTCAGGCGACACGTCGATGGTGGAATAGCTGTCGTTACCTCCCACCTTCTGTACAGAGAATGTCCTGGGCTCACTGTCAGCATATCTGGCTGTGACCACAGGTGTCTCAGTACCTATGTAGCTCAGGTACTCCAGACGCCCTGCAGATGTCTGCCTCACTCCGTCGATGAGTGAGAGGAACCGCTTGCTGCAGAAGTCCTCTGCCGACGTGTTTATATCTGCCATGCAGCTTACGACGCTGGTCTGTACGTCCTTAGTACTCACCGTAGTGGCATCCTCCACCTCATCGACTGTCTGCACCAGCTGCTCTGTGATGTCAACCTTAATATCAAATACCAGATAGCGGTAAGCATACGGCTCCAGCAGGTCACGGATGTCCTGCAGCGTTATCGTGTCGCTGTTGTCAGGATACAGTATCTCGTCGAAGATCTTCTCTGTGCTCCCGGAGTGGAGTATCGACACCTCCACCTTTGCCCTTGTGGAAGATATGGCAAACCCCAGGTCTGGTACCGAGCTGGAGAAATACCGTGATGCCCATGTAGTGCTCATTGTAATCATACTGCAAAGATAGTAACACACAAGGGATAATAAAAATACGGAAAGGGGCTACGAGCATCACTGCCCATAGCCCCCGAATAGAAAAAAAATAACGGTTTATGTACCAAGCATTCTCCAGATGGTCCACCTCACGGTACCATCCTGCTCTGTGGTAGGAGCATATTCATTATCAGACATGTATTCCACTATTTCATTTATCGAGATATATACCATCGGTGCCATATCATCCTGGATCTCTAATGTAGACCTGTTCTGCTGCACGTAGCCGTTTTCAGGCATCGGCCTGCGGAAGTGGAAGTAAGCATCCAGTATATCTTTCTTTGTTTCTTCAATCGTCTTCTTTGCCATTTTCAATAAGAGTCTTAAGTTTCGTAAGTTCTTTCCTGTAAATCTTGATAGTGTAGGCTACGTCATATAGCACGAAGCCGTCTTCTGCCTCTTTCTCGTAGGCAGACTGCTGCAGTCTGTCCTCGGCAGTCTCGAGAGTCCTGATCTTATCATCAAGGCTCAGAGGATCGCAGAGCTGGTTAACCAACTCCAGAGCCTCCGGACTAAGATTGATCATGCTCATGCTTCACCTCCTTTTTCAAAACGTTCACTGACATCAAAGAAATCCTGAGCATCCAGATTATACTCCAGGAAGTGTTGTATCTCAGAATAATAAAGTCTTGCGATATCATCATCGAGCTTGCCGCTCTGGATGCATATCTGACCGCCGTTATCACTTTTACAATGAGTGACAACTGACGGATGGCCTTCCGGTTTCTGAGCCCCAAAAGTTTCCTTTACCTTATGGACAAAAATATCCACTTCGTTCTGACTTGTGAAGGCACAATTCTTCGCCTTTGCCATCAGATCACAGGCACCATCATAGAACTTCGGATGCTTCGATTTCTCGTAGTGGTAATAACAGAATTTGATTTTCATACCTATCCTCCGATGATTGCTGCAAGGAACATAATAACGAATCCGAAGCACACACAGAGAGTCGCCTGAGCGAAGAGTTTTACATTGCTGATCACCTTCTGGAGAGCAGCTGAAGGGTTCTGCTGGAGCAAAGCCCAACCAGGGAGAATGTCACTGAGTTTAAGACTGCACCGTTTCGTGGTACCAACGTCGATAACAGGCCTACTGTCGGCATAGCCATCGAATTGAAGTGTTAACTGTTGCATTTGCTATCTTGTTTAGCTATACAGGGATCCGCCCTGTGCGGTTTCTATTTAGTGTAGGACTAAAGACCCTTTAGTGTCATACTAGAGCACGTCTAGTGTCATACCAGGGGCCTTGCAGCCCTTTACCGTTTCAAAGAAGGGGAGATGTCCGAGGCACCTGTCCGACGCACTTTAATCCCTGCCAGGCTCTCCGTCCTCGCGGATCGGAGCATCTCCCCCGGGGAGGAAGGCGTCTCACATTCCAGACACGCACCCTTGTTGGCGGGTTCCCGTTCATCTCCTGCCTCACGGCGAGGAGCGCCTTCCCCTATGAGACAGAGAAAGCGGCAGCCCTCCCTGTCGCTAAACAAGATAGACTCCGTCGCTGGGACGTATAAGTTCTACCGGGTGGCCACCGCTATTGGTGTAGTGAGACCTCTGGCAGGTCTCGGAAGTATGGACATAAATAATGCCCGATGTTATTTCGGGCGTCATCTTCGCCCAACGACTTTCGCCGTATCTTGTTTAGCGATGGCAAAGATAGACAAAAATCCCGAAACATGCAAGAAAAAATGGAATTATTTCACAAAAGCTATTGATTTTTTCCATTTTTACCTTATATTTTCTACAGAAACCCATTAAATATGAGATTTCCGAGAATGTGAAAAGCAGGATAACGATATTAAATTCAATACTATGAAAAAGCTGAAATACTTAGGAATCGTTTACATGGTGTTAAAGTACATACGCCTGTTTCTCCTGGTAAAGGAGATGTTTATGTAAACCAAGAGCGGTTCCTGTGTTATATCCAGGAACCGCTTGCTGTTATTATTTGTTCTTAGCCGGAGTAATGATTTCCTTTGGCTTTACCTCATCAACAACCATGGAGTCAGAAGGTGCAGGAGGAACTGTCACCTGCTCAGTATGCTGAGTACTGCCCTGAGGCGGGAATATCTCATCTGTATTATGTTTGCTTACCACAGTTACAATACCCCATACAACAAAGGCCATCGCAAATGTGCCAACCATACTCTGGAGTACTCCACCTCCAAATTTTTTCCAACCAGGTTCCTTCTGAGGAAGTAATGGCAATACAGAATTATCCAAATGTTTCGTCAGCCTGTCTGTGACCTCATCAATTACCTGACCAGACATATCGTCGAACGATCCACCGATGAATTTCTGCAGAATGGTTTCAGCCATTCCGCGATAATGCTCAAGGCTTTTATTATTATCACGACCAGCGGTAAACTCCTGAACTACCTTCTCGGGCAGTATATCTACCTTCATGGTTTCTTTCTTCTCTTTGATATATTGAACCTTCTCGGCCTTATATAACGAATAGGCGATATGACCAACCATATCGCCCTCGTTTTGTACCAACTTGCTGTATATACTGCAGTATTTCTTTGCCATATCTCTATTTCTTAGGAACCATTGAACCGACCACGCTGCGACGTGCCTGGCCGTAAATCTCGTTCACTCTGTCGATAGACATTTTATATTGGTGAGAGCCGAGCAAATGCACAGGCACAACTATCTTGCCATCCCTTGAATTTTGAGCATGAATGGAACCCACCTTCACGTGACTAATCATATTGTTGTTCACGCGAGTTATTGTTTTAATATCTACCTTACACATTGATTGTAACATTTTTGGATGGCGCAAAAGTAAACATAATATTTGAAATATGCAAATTTTTAACCTAAAATTAATATTAAAAATAGATTTTCCGCAGGAAAGTAAGCATTTTTTCGGAGAAAGATGCACAGTCAGCAGACTTTTTCTTTTTCATCCAAAACGGGAGGCAAGTGCCCTCGAGTGAGAGGCAACCGAACCGTTTTACCGCTTTGGGCCCCGAATTGACATCTCGCAGAGTGGCAATTTGGGTCGTTTTTTCGCAGAAGTTCCACTGCCACCGACGATAAAAGTCCCTATTTATCGGCATTTCCGGGGTGTGGGGCGCGAAAAGAGCGCCCCACCACAGCGAAAGCAGCCCCCACCGCCCTACGCCCGCGTGGGACTTGCCGACTTGCCAAAAAGCGGAATATGTCAAGTCTTTTTACTTTTCCCCTATGGTGATTTTGCTATGGTGCTTTCGAGGGTATGCCATCCGACATCCGCGGTCATGGCGCATCTATGTGACATGAAAAGCCCCGATGCAGGCTCATGCATCAGGGCAGGTGTGAAAGTTAACAATCGTATGCTTAATCTATGCAACGCGATAGGAGCCAATGAAAGAGCCTATCTCCGAGAGTGCGCGGTTGAGTGTATTCTTCTGCTCTTCGTTAAGAGTATAAACCTTACCACGTACAGGATATCCGTTTATTCGCTGCGTGAGCCATGCCACGCTTTTACCGAAGTATTCCTTTGCTATGTATGACCAGGGAATGAGCTTGTATGCCTTATCATCAAGCTGTCCACGCAGAGCCTGCTGTTTTATATCCTCTACGTCTTTCTCCATATCGCACAGCCATGACTCCATGAAGTCATCAATCTCCTGCTCATGGCCATCCTTATGAGCTACCAGCCATTCTGTCAACTCAGCTTTTCTTGCTTCCTGTGTTGAATCGCCAGCAAGCGATCTCAACTCATCCATTACCTTCTTAATATCTTCCATATCATTATCTTTTAATGCCCCTCCCGTAGGAGGGGTGCTGTTCTTTACCTTTCGTCTGTCAGTTTCTTGAGGTCTTCGAGCATTGCATCTAATCTCTTCTCTCTTGCTTTCGGTTTCATCTTGAGTTTGTCTGCGAGCTTGATGAAGTCTGCAATCATCTTCTTTTTCCTCTCGATTCTTTCTTCTAGTTCCTTACTCATTGCACTACATTTTTTAATTAAACCATTTATTAACTTTCACATTGCAAAGGTACATATAATTTTTGATATGTGCAAATATTACATAAACTTTTTTATATGTAAATGTGTTTTTTAACATTTCGAGGCTTAAAATGCCGCGATTCCGCGGTTTTCAGGCAAGCACCTCTATGGTTATGCCATAGGATACAGGGTGACACTGTGCCTCCCTCTCTCACAGCCGAGACGCGAAGCAGAGTGTAGCACGCTTGTATTCTCTTCGCAGCGAGTCCCCACCTTACGGCAGAACGGCTCTCTGCGGTAATGTGAGACAGCCCGCTGGTGAACATTATCCCAGTGTGCCGAGCCGTAAAGTGGAGACGGTGCTTCAGCACGCTGCGATGGGTATATAAGCAAGTGCGGAGCGCGCAAGCAGTCTCAGGGCATGTGAGGGAGAGTGGCAGAGTGTGCGTCCTGAATCAGAACACCGCCAGACTCTTGTGAGCAAGTGTCTATTTCAAGGTGTTCAGGTGCGCAGGGGATTGTGGGCGGGTCTGACCCCCTAGGGGTATGTCATTTTACCCCCTGTGCCCCCCTGAGAAGACAGATTTATGCCTTTATCTTACGTGTCTTAGCGAGGAACAGCTGCATCATTACAGTTGCTCCTGCAGCCTCCAGAGCGGCAGCAAAGGCATTTGCCGACTGTCCTGAAGTGACGATATCGTCAATTACGAGGACCTTGCGTCCCTTGAAGAACGCTGCATCGATATCAATGCAACGTTTGATGTTAGTGGCCAGCTCATTGTCTCCACTCATGTGGACACGCGAGCGAGAGCCACGAACCTGTATGCGGTCGAAGCCGTTAGTTGCGCCCGTGAGTTCGCACAGCATCTCTGAGAACCTGTGCCAACGGCGTGAGTTAGAATACCTGGTACTTGCAGGCACGCAGGCTATGACGACCTCTGAGAGATCCATCATTCTGAGGGCACGTGCCATTTCCCTTGCAGCCCAGCGGCTGTAGACATTATATCCATCCTTGAATCCGAGGATCATCTGGTTCGTGACCTTCTGGTCGAACGATGCCTTTCTTGCGAACCGCTTAGGCACATAGGAGTATAGCGCGTACCTCATCATGGCTTTCAGGCTTTTAGGAGCCAGCCTGAGCTGACTCCTGAGTTTCTGACTTGCGGGCTCTGCACTCGCTAACGAGGCGTATGAAACCTGCATCATCGATACGGCGGCCCGTTTTCTTCTTGAGGATGAAGGCGTACCTGAGTGCCGTCAGTGCATTGCGGCAGTACTTCTTCCTGTAACTGCGGGTGCTGATCACCCATACCTGGTTCTCTGACTTGTTGGACTTCGTGGTCTCAACGTAAATGTTACACTTCTGTTCCATAATCTCATTAATTTATATTGTTAGGTTAACGTGTGAATTATGCTCTGTATACCTCAACGTAGATGACGTCGCAGTAGTTTCCCTGTGCCAGTGTGTCGGCCTTCATGTGAGCCTCTGACTCCGTTGCTGCCTCCACTTCGTGCTCGTAATATGAGCCATCCTCGCAGTTGATGATCACGTTCCAGATACCATTTGCTCTTCTGTATCTGCGGTAGCCGAAGCTGTTCTGAATCCTTGATGTCTGAATTGAAGTTGTCATAATCGTTATTTTTTTTGAGTTAAACTTGAAGCTCTGTGAGCTTTTGTAATTTTTACGTGCATAATACACGAAGCAAGGAGAAGGGAGTGAAATGCAAGGTTTTGCCTAAAAATTTTAGATCCGCAGGACTTGGAAATTTGGAATAGGAGCAACTGCACCCCAAAATTCTCTAAAAATTTTAGAGCAAACTCCGCACGACCTTGCAGACTCCCGCTTGCCGTAAATTTGCAAAGGAAAAATAGAAAGCGCATAGAAGCGTGAAAGTCTCCGGAAAAAATAGATTGACAACATCAGACATCAAGACAGGACAGCGGCCGCATATTCTGCAGAGCCACATACCAAAACAAGAACGTGACCAACTGCGTGCACGGCTTCTGCAGGCACTATGGCAAGGCAGCGTCGGAGGCACACATGAAAAAGCCGGCACCCGCAGGAAAGCAGATGTCGGCTTCGTTAGTATTCAGAGCAACACGTTACCCTGACATAAGGAAGGTTTGGAACAGGGTCATTTACGTCTGACCCCCGAAATACGAAGTCACAGTAGAACCGGATGAAGCAGAGTAGTACGGTTGCAGGTGACGTTCTACCCCGATGCACAAGGTATCGAAGGCGTCAGATCCGTCAGTACGGGCTTCCAGCTTATCCTCTTCGGTCTCCGCAAGTTTCTCGCTTCGTTTGTCCTTCTTACCCATGTAGACGCCCGCAGTCTCGATACTCAGAATGAGAGCCTCGTTGTTATCACGATTGATAAGTACCTGATGGTCTGCGCGTCCTATGAGCATGCGGTTTATCAGCTGTGCCTTATCGATATGGTTCATGGCCCTACCTATGTATATCTCATCGACGAACCACCCGTGGGATGAGAGGAAGTTGGATATGAAGATATAGAAGTCGTCATTCTGGTTGATGGCGAATCCGTTGCCCTTGAATGTATGGTCGAAGAAGAAAGCTACTTGTTTATTCCTGTGGTACTGGTAGTACTTACAGAAATCATCCAGCAGGTCATCAAGGATGCGTTCATACTTCACGTAGAACGATTTCAGTACCCTCAGTTTATTGTCACGGTGCACCTGTCCCACCACGAGCCAGTTGATATTATTATTCACGTCGAGCGCAATCATCAGCGGTAAGTCCGGATCCAGGTCAGCGTCCAGGCGACAGTCGTTCTCATACGCCTTTCCGTCCCCGAGGTCTGCCAGGCTAAGCTTTGACTTGTTAGGAGCCGTATAGAGATTGATATCCTCCCTCATTGATCCGTAGAATCCATCGGATGCTATCGTAATGCGCTTGCACATTATAGATGTTGCGAATGTCAGTGGAGGAAGTTCACGCTTCATTCGCTTTATGAAATCCTCCCCGAGGATTGCCAGGTTGTATATCGAAGGCCTTTCGATATACAGGTAGGCCTGTTTTCTGAAGAACGCCAGCTGGCGGTCTGTCTTTTCCAGCTCCTTCTGGTAGTAGCTGTACCTTTGAGGGTTGGCAGACATACGCTGCTTAACCTGCCACTTATAGTATACCAGTCCTCCGATGAGGTCTATCAGCTCATTGTCCATCAGTTTCTCGTACTGCAGGAACCATGAGCCTTTCTTTGTGACAGGCATGTCACATGTGATGGTAAGGCCGTGATGAAGTGGACAGTCCCCGAAGAACATCTCATTACCGCGGTTAGTCTGGAAAGTCTCGTTTTTCAGTTTCTCATAGTCGACGAACTTTGCCTCGTCGATAAGTATATGATCTAGTGACATACCATTAGAAGCTCCCTCTCGGTCCTGCGTGATTATCTGGCACACGCTGCCGTTATAGAATCCTATCACATTCTCCCAGTTCTGCGGGGTGAAGATAGGATCCTTCCAGTGGAGCGCCTTTGGCGGTTTGCGTCCGACAGTATAATGTATGTCACGTTTGTAGCCCCATCTCTCCCAGTGCACCAGCAGCGAAGGGAGAGTAGTTGTAAGACATTTCTTGTATGAAGGAGAGACGAATCCTGTCGTCGATCCAGGCATCATCTGGAACACCTGGATCTGTCTTGTGGCGTCAATCATACCCTTTCCGGTACCACGCCCCATGACCCCAACGAAGTTTCTCGGCATGAGCATCAGCGGGTACAGCTGTGCGTCATTATAGTACTGTTTCTGTTTCTCCATCGTCCGGCTTTATCTCTGTGAACTCAGCATATTCCATCTCCGCATTGTATTTCTTCAGGTACTTCTTAATCGTTCCCCTGAGATTAGCCAGTTTCTTCACACCGATGGTTGTAGGATCATCGGTCGGTTCAATCTGTAGAGGCACGATTTTGTCGAAGGCAAGGTCCGGAGTATCCTCCTTATCCGTCTGGTTGTTTAGGATAAGGTTCTTCTGCATGGAGGCCACAGCCCTGTGGTCACCATCGCGCTTTGCCGCCTTTCTGTCTTCCTCGATCATCTGGTTTATCCTCCAGCGGTAGAACTTCTTAGATGCCTCCTGCAGGTTTCCCATGACAATCTGCACCAGGTGCACGTCATCGTAAGCCTGTGATTCCCCTATGCGGTTCTGCATCATGTCGAACTCTACGATGTCCCTGACACCCTTTGAAGAGTACCGGCACCAATACGCATATAGCGCACGAATCCTTATCACGCGCTCTATCTCATGCTGCGGGATGGTAGGATCCTCCTGCAGCTCATTCTCATCCAGCGCCAGCAGCGTCTGGTATCTGTCTATGTCTACCGGTAAGCTCATAAGTCATTCATCATTTTTTTCAAGTATCCTCTCAGCGCTTCATCAGCTGCAGGCGAGCCAGCCTTTGACAGGTCCATATTCCTCAGGCGTATCTCATGAGCAGCCTTTGCATATCCAGTCATGTACGCTTTCCTGACAGCACTCCCAGGAGTGCGCACATCATCTGTCAGCTGCACCTCGTCACAGTCCAAAAGGAACGATATCTCCGAGATCGGAGTCAGTTCCTGTGCCAGCTGCTGTATCTTTTGGAGTGTCTCCTTCGAATAGTCCATTCAGCATTATTGAGTTTTCGTCAATCAGATCCTTGAATCCAGAGAACTGCTGCAGGAATATCTCCTGGTCAGTAGTGATGAGCGTGCTTTCAGCACGATCACCGTATGTCTGGTTCTGCGAAGAAATCACAGTAACCAAATGAGAATCATTCTGCACCAGCACCACCTTTGAGTGGTTCATGGTGAGGTATACCGAGTCGAAACAAGACTGCATCTCGCGGTACAGCTTCACCATTTTCTTTGATGCCTTCAGGTCCACCAGCAGCACGGAGTGCGCTATGAGACCTTTCTTCCCTAGGTTATAGAATCCCCTGAGGAAGGCATCAGAGGTGGAGAATGTGGACACGTAAACATCCGCACGCCCAGTCTGCTGCAGTATCCAGTTAAGCAGACCGAGCGTGTGGACCCCCTTGCCCAGGTAACTCTGTGTAGGCACCTTGGCAAGCGGTTTGAATATGCTACTCAGATTTCTCCCCTTCGGCATTGTCTTCTGGAAGTTCAACCTTGATATCACATTTCACAAGATCAGCCTTACGCTCATCTGTCATCACTACACCCAGCGTGATGAGAGAGTATACCCGCTCCTGGATCTTCGCGCGTATGTCCTCGAGCTTTGCTGCATCACTGAAGTCCGGCTCACGCGAATCCATTACCAGCTGGATGAGCACGGGGAGTTTCTTTGAGATGAAAGCCTGAGCATTGTCGATGGTAGCCTGGTCCTCTGCAGAGAGACGCTTACCGCCATCCTCCTTCTTTTCCTCAGGAATCTCTTCACCGCTCTTGTATTCATCGTATGCATTCATATCCTTGCGGTAAGCATACCATGCCTCTTTGAGCATCTTCAGGTGCTCATAGCGGTCACAAGCAGCGTTGAGAGTCTTCAGCAGTTCGAATGTAGCCTTGATCTTGTTCCATCGCTCTGCGTTTTTCTGCCACAGCAGCTGAATCTCCTCAGGCAGTTTGTCATGATCAGGACGTTTGCCCTTGATGATGATGACGTCAGTTCCCTCTGTCCGTTCCGGGTTCTCAACCGGCATTCCTTCAGCATTGCCCTCTTTCTCGAACTGCTCTGCTCCCATCACAGCCGATGTGATTACAGGAGTGATCTCATTGTCGAGAGCATTGATATCGTCAACGGTCATTCCGCTGAGACGAACGTTCACCTGCTTCTTAAGCTCATACACCACCTTATCGATGTTTCTCATCGGGTTGCGTGAGATACGCAGGAACAGGCCTTTGTTCCTGTTGGCAGAAAGCAGCATCTCTGCGCCTTGGATGACATTCTCTGGAGTGTCATGCTCGGTATTGAGCCATTTCACCATGGCGTCTGTCAGTTTCGGATCAAATTTCTTATTCATATTAACTTTGATTTAAAAACGGGATGCAAGCGAGTCATCGCCAGCATCCCGCAACTTCTAACTACTAACTAAATATCCAATTATGAATGCAACTATCCAGAGACCTTCAACGAATCTGTCTTGCCGTCCATTGTGCCATCCTCAGTTTCGAACGTGCCCTCATAGAAAGGAGCCGCGTTGATGTCAGAGACAGCAGCCGTGATGGTTGTCTGTGCAGAGTCAGTAACTGCACGTCCGCCATTCTGACCGAGAGTCAGCTGTACACGGAACATCTCGTTACCGATCACACGGATAGCACCGTCACGCTGAGGATAGAGGATAACAATGTCATCATTGTTCATTTTGGTGATAAGGCCAGTAGCTTTTTTCTGTGTTCCTGGTACAACAAAAGCGACAGAGTTGTTGAAACTCTTCGATCCCTCATTGCCCTGGTTCTCACATGAAGGCTCAGACTCACCTTCTACGAGGTCCACCTTATGCCACTTCTCACCTTCAACAAGTGTGAAGTTATCCTTTATGACCGCTACATCCTCCAGCTTTGCAGCTGCATCACCCTGAACCTTAGGGAAGTTCAGGATCTTTACCCTGCGTACAAAGTAGAAGTGAGGACGTATGCCTGGTAATGAAGCGCTGCCCTGGCAGAACTCCACGTTCTCGTACAGATCCACATCGGATGTACAAGCCTTGTTTGTATTATTTTCAGCCATAATCCTTAATTTTTAATTATTCCTGAGCATCTCCGCCACCCTGAGCACCACCGTTTCCAGCAGCTGCAGGAGCAGTAGGCTGTGCCTTCATCACTGCGAGCATCTCCTTGTTTACAGAAAGATACTGTTCACCGTAGAAGAGGTTAGCGATAAAGTCGAGATCATAATGAGATGTAAGAGACTTCTCAACAAGGAATGTCTCGTCCTGACCCTTCTGATTCCAGAGAGAGAGGATATTATTCTTCGCTGTCAGACAGAGGTAGTCATCGGGAACGTTAGACAGAGCCACGAACTCGATGTTTGGCTTGCCGTCGAGGTGAGCCTTTGTGAACTGCGTGTTGTATGGCAGTGCACCATGGTTCATCTGATAGCATACCTCATAGAGATGCTTTGTACGGTCACTCATGAAGAGCTTCAGTCCGCGAGCGTCACGCAGTTTCTTGTGTACACCCTTCCAAGCGTTCTCACCAGCTGTAGCACCCCAGATGAAGTCATTGAGGATATCTTCTGCGTTCTCAGCTGTGATTGTCTCTGGCAAAGCATAGAAATTCTGGTTCTCACGTGACATCTTACCTGCGAGGATCTCGATATCCTCGATCTTCAGGAAGCCGTTGAAGAGGTCAGAAGTCTTCTTACCGTTGTCATTGCGGACAGCAGTCCACATGCAGTCGAAGAGCTTCTCACCGAGCTGTGCCATGATATAAGCGCAGACACGCTTTGTCCAGGGCACGTTCTTCATGCCATCACCCTTGTTGATGTCAGATCCCCAGAGAGTCTGATAGATAGAGTTGACGTCGATAGGCTCGATACAGTTACCGAAGAAGGTCTCCAGTGTACGTTGTACGATTTCCATCTCACCCTTACCCATCTTATACTTGTCGTATGGACCGATCTCGAAGTCGCCCTTCATCTCATGCACGTGCTCCTTGTAGCGGATACCGGTACGCAGAGACATATGAGCCAATGCAGGCTGCATGGTGAACATGGGCATCGTCATCAGTTCTGTGCGGTACGTCTGGAAGCTTGTGTTCAGCGATTCCGGCGTGAAAGTGGTCTTAGGATCCACTGCATTTGCTGGTTTAGCCATAATTACAGAGCATTTTTGATAGAATTAAACAACTCAGCAGCGCCTGTGAGACCCTCAGAGTCCACAACCTCGCCACCATTACTTTTCCCACCAGGAGCAGCCTTGAGGTTCTCAATCTCCTCATTCTTGGCTTTGACGTCAGCCTCGAGGTCCTTGACTCTCTGTGTCAGAGTGTCAATAGTGGTCTTTGCCTGTCTGCAGGCATCGTCCTGAGTCTTCAACTGATCGTCAATAGCCTTCATCTGGTCCTGTGTCAGGGTGATCTCACCCTTCTCATTTGGCTGGAAGCCATCCTTGATAGCCAGCAGCGCCATCACAGCAGTGAAGATTTTAATCATTTTGTTGGTTGAATTTTTTGCGGGGTTGTTACGGATCAGGCCTGTCAGCAAATTCACCGCCTTCTGAATGATGCCAGTAGTTGGAATGTCCTCACCCGTCTCGGTATTGAAACCGTCCGGAAGAGGAGGTAGACCCATATCCTGAATAATGTTATTTGTTACAATGTTCGTTGCTCCTTCTGTTTTCTCAGCCTCGAAGATCTCGTCAACGATGCCGAAGTCCACAGCATCCTGAGCTTTGATCCATGCAGCCACCTTCATTTTCTCCTTGACCTCATCAACAGGCTTGCCGTTTCTGTCGGCATAAGTCTGTGCAATGACGTCATCGATGGTAGACAGCTGATCACGCTGGAACTTCAGTCGTGAAATCAGCTCGTCTATCTGTTCCTTGTTGAAGTCACCGTACTCCAGCAGGAATCCCATCGAGTTATGAATGAGTATGAGTGCGTTCTTTGCCATGCGTACAGTCTTTGCACCCATAGCCATGAATGTGGCTGCAGATGCAGACATGCCGATGAAGTACACGTTCACGTTACCATGGTTTTTGAAAAGCTCGTATATTTCGAAGCCAGTGTTGACATATCCCCCGAGGGAGCATATGGCAACATCAACAGGTTTGTCCTTCTTCTTATCGAGGACATACTTAACGTAGTCGGCTGATACTCCCCAGCCGCCTACTGTACCTGTCAGATAGAGATCGTAATTCTTCATACCTACCTTTGTTTTCTGCAAAGATAGATATAAAGCGGAGTTTTAAAAAATACTATTAATCAGCTATGTAAGGTATTCTTTGAGGTGTAGTCAGGGTGACAGTCACCTCATTAAGCTGACTGTCGGTCATATTATCGGGCATTGTCTGCTGTACCTGGATGACACAATATGGTCTCAGCTGAGTACCCACAACCATCCATTTGCCGTTAGCCAGCTGTATTCTGAACGCCCAATGTCCTCGGTCATCAATCTCTTCACACGTGCGAAAAGTCAGCTGCGCTGTAAACAGTGTATTCTTTCCATCTATCTTACTATTAATACTCATACGCGCAGGTGTCTGAATGTCAATCCTCTCCCATGGCAGAGAAGGGAGGGCTACCAGACCCTTCCCCTTGGAGGACATTCCCACCAGTTCTGTCACCTTTAACTTGTAAACTGCGATAATATTTTTCAGCGTATTCATAAATAAATGTTTTTAAATTAAAAATTCCATTAAATGTCGCGTATGAACGAATAATGTAGTCTTTATAGTTGCTTTTAACAAAGATTTAACACTTTTTTTTGCACGGTTTTTCTTTCGTAAGTCTATGCCCTTTGACAGCAGTTTATCCCTCTCGCGATAGAATCTCATCCTGATGGTGTCCGCATACTCCATATTGATGCCATGCATCTCACACCATGCGAAAGCAGCAGACTGCACCTTCACGTGTTCAGAGCACATCTTATGCATCTCATTCCACATATTCATCAGGAACATCCCCTCGATATGTTCTATTATCACCCTCTTCCCAGCTTCCGATACGAAGTTCCATACAGAAGGATCCTTTTGTTTTGAATATGGGATGCATACTGCAGTCAACCCCTCGCCTGCAACTTCAGGCGTACTATTCTTCTTCCTGCGCTGCAGGACAGAGTTGATACACTCGTTGCCCACGGAGTGGTCATCAAACCTTACAGGGTCACCGAAATGATGCTTTACATACTGGGCAATGAAAGGCTTAAGTCTGAGATAAATCACGAAGTTACTCATAATTGTTTATTCAGTTATTGGCGGCAAAATTAATAAATAAATGCGTGATTCACAAGTATATTTATTAAAAATTTTGTTTTAATTCAATTCTCGCGCGCACATGAGAGATTGAATGTAGAATCATGTAGCATCGTAGCATCGAACGTAACTATCTGATAATCAGACATGTTGATTTGTAGCATCTTACTATATTAGTGTTACAGTGCTACAAAAACCATCTAACTTATACTTCGATGCTACAAAGTGCTACACTGATGCTACAAATTTTCGGTTGGTGCTACAACGCATAACATGCACGTTATCAACACATTAAATGCGATGCTACACGATGCACACTTTGTTACATGCGATTTCTCGCGCGTGCGCATATGTGTTGAAGGCCACAAAAAAAGGGGAAACTTCTCAGCTTCCCCCCAACACACAAGACCAAAACTAGGAGAATCAATAAATTGGTATCTCTGAATCATCCGTATCATCATTACGGAAGAGATCCCCTTGAACCTCCTTTTTCTTTTCCTCAGCTGGAGCAGGCTGCTCCACTGTGAAGCCTCCAATCATAATATTGTATTTCGCAGAAACCACCTCATAGTCAAAGCACATAGGCCTGTTCTGCTGCCACTTCGTCTTTCTCGATACGATGTTGCCAGTCTCATCTGTCTCGATGATCTGTTCAGGGACACCGTTGGCTCCGTATTTCTTGAAACGCTCCGGCATGGCACCGATGCCGATGAATTCGTGAGTATTCTCCAAGTATTTCTCCATAGACTCTTTCGGCAGCACTTTCTCTCCCTGCTGCTGAGCCATCTGACGGTATCTGGTAAGGAAGATATCCTTTCGTATCATAAGGATAGGTTTCGGTTTGAAGAACTCTATCGGATCCTCTGCCTTTGTCACCTTCAGTTCCTTCAGGTATTTGACCTTGTAGTCCTGGTCGTCAACAAGCAGCCCCATCTGTACTGCAGCACTGACAGAAGACCAGAATCCTGCCACTTCGTCGACAGTAGCACACAGTGCGTTCTGTTTCCTGCATCCCTCTGTACAGATGGCCAGCAGGTCATCATACGAGAACGGCCAATCTATGCATTCAGAGGTGGCCAGGTATGCAGCCAGAACCACAGACCAGTTGGTACGTAATCGGTCCACTGCCAGTTGGTCATTACGGAGGTTGTATTTCAGATCCGTCTCTGCCTTCTTCCATGCCGTACCTATAGAAGCTTCGAATCTTTCCCTATGCTTCAGTATCTCCACAGTGATGTGGGTTGCACCCATCATCCTCAGTTTCATCAGCTCGTCAAACCTCTTATGGTCATCCTCGGTAAAGGTGTGTTTGTCGCAAGACAGGTAGATAAGCCTGGTAAACAGTGCGAAGTCCACTGTAGGCATCTCCTGTCCTGTAAGAACCAGTGCAGAGTCCACTCTGGACTGTTCGCGCTTCTTATCCTTGTCCATGTTCATGCGCATGCGGCCAACACCGTTCCACAGGTCCTTCAGCAGCTGTGACTTCTTCTCGTCGATGGAGTTCTTATACTCGTCGATATGCACCAGTGCATTAGAGACCGATGCGATATGGTCTGCCAGCGAAGCTATGGTAGACTCAATATTCGGTGCCTCGTAGTCCTGCTGGAAGAATGACATCAGCGAGGAAGCCAGTTCCGTCTTACCGGAGCCAGGCTGTCCGAATAGGTTGAGGATAGGTATCTTGATACCATGCGAGCGTATGATGTCAGCGAACAAAGAAGTGACGTAGAAGGCAAGAGCCACCTTCGCGTTGTCACCGAAGACTGACGCTATGCGTCCGAAGTATTCGTTGAGCGACACCTTGGAGTAGTTAGTCAGGCGGAATTTACGCTCATTAACGTACAGTTCCTTAGAGTCCCGGTACAACTCAGACAATGCAGGCAGGTAGTATATTCCTGCCTCCAGCCTGACGATACCCATCTTGTCTATCTCATGCCACTCACCTTTCTCCAGCGCTCCGTTGCTGAAGGCATAGAATCCGTCCTTCTGCCATCCCAGTTGCTTTATCTCCACAGCCGTCTCTGTCACCTTAGCCAGATATCTCTGCAGGGATATCAGCTGTTCGTCACTGGCCATCCAGATATAGTTTCCGGTACCGAGCAACTTCTTACGCATAGACTTCGATGAAGTAAAGGTATCCATATCCATCTCGATCACCTCAGCCTTCTTATCATACTCATCGTTGTCTATCTCGAAGAGTCGTACCGGTCTGAGGTCATCCTTAATATGGAACAGAGGTTTAAGAGTGAAGTTCGACCACTGAACCTCCTTTGCATCTTTGTCATAGCCATAGTAACAGTTGTGTTTCTCCATAAAGCCGAACTGACGCAGCATGTCGATACCATCTTTCTTGTTGGCATCTGACAGTCGCTCCTGCTGTCTGCGTTTTGCTGAATTCAGCGCCTGACGCCACAGTCCCTTGGTACCATCGATTACGGCCAGTTTGGTGATATACACCTCCAGAACCTCTTCGTTCTTAATGTGTATCAACAGGTCTGCTATGTCTGCAATCAGCTTCTGCTTCTCTTCGGTTGTACTGTCAGGATCGAACTTTTTCTCCATGTACCAAAGAAGGAACTCCTTCTCTGTAAGGCTGGCCATGTCCGTAGCCTTAGTGAAGAACTCATCCGGATCCACTTTATGAGGATGCTCCGCCTCCAGGTCATTAGGTATCTCCCGAACAGATACCGTGAAACCGCACTGCATTGCAAGGGCACCGTTCTTGATGACGTTCTCGAATCCTGCTCCGAGTTTTGCTCCCCCTTTGGGTACATCCGAGTCCGGAATGAAGCACAGAGTACATCCGTGCAGTCTGTAGTCACGCAGCATCTGGAACTGCCCCTTCGTCCATGCTCCCCCAAGGGAGGCAATGGTGTTGTTGATACCGACAGACTGTAGCTTCATGACGTCTGGGCCACCTTCTACAAGGAACAGTTTCTCCTGTCTCCTAGCCTCCTGCATGGCATAGTCTATACCGAATATAGAAAGGCTCTTCTTGTAGATCTCGCTCTCGGAAGAGTTCATGTACTTACGTGAATCCTTGGTCTCATCCATCGTGCGGGCAGTGAAGCCCTCGATGTTATGGTACCTGTCACGGATAGGTATCATTATTCGGTTCCAGTAAGTACAGTAGAGAGCATTTGTCTTTTCACTCAGCTTCAGGATACCCATCTCCTGCATGATCTCCACGCTCAGTCCCTGTTTCTCTACGAATTCCAGGACGCGTTTCGAGTCATTGGGAGCGTAACCGATACGCATATCCTTGCAGTACTCCTCACTCCATCCCCTCTGCTTCAGATATCCCTGTGCCGCCTTTGCTTCCGGAGTATCCCTGTACAGTTCTTCAAAGAAGAATGTACTCAGGCGGTCATTGATGACACGCATGGACTCTTTCTTCTTATGCAACTCCTCCTCTTCAGGAGTGGACTGCATATCACTATCGGAAATATTGATATTCAGCTGATCCTTCAGCAGTTTCTTCACTGCCAGGTTAAACGGCAGGTTCTCCTTCTTCATGATGAAGGTGATGACGTTACCGCCCTCATGGCATGAGCCATGGCAGAACCACAGGTTCTTGGCCGTATCAACGCAGAATGACGGAGTATCCTCTTTATGGAACGGACAGCAGGCCCACGCCCTGTGTCCCTTCATCTTCAGGGTTACATAATCACCTACTACCTTGGCACAGTCGACCCTGTCAAGGATCATATCAATGTATTTCTTGTCAATCATAACGCTTTGGTCTTATCTGGTGCAAATATAGGGTATAATCCCCCAACATCAAAATACATAAACCACGCTATCCGGCAAATGTTAATTGCCCCTCTTGCGGATGCCACTCTTCTATCCTCGGATACTTGTATACTCTCGGTCTGAACTTAGTATGTTTAGGCATCGTGCGCATGCGATACAGCATCTCCTGTATCTTTACCAGACCATGTTTGCCTGTTATCGGTACCCGCTCTCCAGTGAGCCGGTTGATGGCCGTAATCAAATATAGTTTATCAGGTACACCTGTCATGCTTCTACTATAATAACTTTGACATTCATACTTTTTCCTCTTTGAGTAACCGCACTATGTGCTTCATTAAAAGAAGGGAAGAAACGAGGCAGCTTAAGTCTCGGGCATCCCTTCTGATAGAAGTGCCACCAAAGGAATCTGCGTCTCTGTCTGATTTCATAGCGGTCATTGGCCACCTTGTGAACTTTTACGATAACTTTTTTCATATTTGTAAATAATTTAAAATGGTAAATCGAAATTATATAATGCTAATTTTGCTCTCAGCCTTGACAGTTCCCTACTGTCGGGCAGATGACAGCTGAAAACGGCTTGTTTTATTGCTGCCAGCTCTTCATAAGAGATATTCTCTATGATATAACCATCGTTGTTGAATCTTATCTCTATATGGGATAACATATCTCTTCAGCTATTTCATTTGCCCATTCATTATATTCTCTTCCTTCAGGACATTTGGCATGTTTCAACTCAACGTACTCCAGAGCTTGTTCTTTGTCTTGGAAATAGATATCCATGCCTATTGCCCTAGCATAAAAGAACTCAGCGCATGCGCCAGGAGAATTCGGCCAGTCTCGCAGCATGTAGATACATGTGCAGGTACGCAGCCATCCGATCATGTAAAAGAGGATGTTGTCATATGAAGGTTTTGTGTCATTAACAGTGAAGTGAACCTTCATTGATTCCTGTACGTAATCTCCTGCAGGATCAATAACAGTATTGTCCATTTTTTTAAGCATTTCAAATGCTTTACCGAACTTCTTCTTCGTCTCAACGCTGATGACTTCCTCACCGATCTTTCCGCTGATGTAGACTCTTTTGTTTGTTAACTTTTCCATATCTATATACTTTTAAATTCTAGCCATAAGCTCTTATCTCTTTTCAAAGCTGCAGTGTGACTCCTGTTTGCCGCACGGTGTTTAGCATCGTAGCGGTTGTGGCAACGCTGGCATAGTGCACGAAGATTCTCAGGATCATTATGAGTAGGATCGTGGTCGAGGTGTGCTATTGTAAGAACCACCTTGACAGCATCTGAAGGACTTGTGCTGCTGAGAGAATGACGCCAGGTGTGATTTCTCACACCGCAGAATTCGCATCTGTTCTTTGCTCTCTGTAGTATCTTTGCCCGGATCTCCTTCCAGTTCTTTGGGTAGAGATGCCTGAGTTCTGGTTTAATCGGCATACGTTCTTTTCCTGTCGGTTTTTATCTATGAAGATCTTCACATCCTTCTCGTATTTCAGGAGAGGTCTTTTCTCGTATACATATCTTAAGATGTCTTCAAGTTCCACTTTAAACAAAGGGTTGTATGGATACTCCATAGAGCAATAGAATTTCGCCCCCCCCATCGTCATAACATCGATATTCAGCTTATCCATAATCATTGTCTTAGAATGTCAGATCAAAGTCTTTGTCCCTGCTATAGTCCATAAATGGAAGAACGTCATCCGTGATGCAGTTCTCCTCGTTCTCAGGCTGAACAAACCTAAAAGCCCTACCTACGTCATCCCACATTATCCATGTAAGAGGAACTATCCATGCGTATGCTTGTCTGACATCCCTCCCGTTTGGGGTTCTGAAATCTCTGATGCTCATGCCATGCACACCCAGTGCGTCGATGGCTTTCTCAAATTCCTTAATTGTCATATTGTCATTTAATCGTAGTTGAATATTCTCTTTGTCTGCCTTATGGCAAAAGTGTTACCTGAAAAACAATCTTTACCTCATCAACTAACCTATATCCGGATAATCAATAAAAAGAGTTGTACCGCTGTACAGCATGGATATTCAAAATCTCCAAACAAAAAATAATTCAAAATAGAAACTATATGGGGCACTAATCTATCAATGTCACGTTGCATATTGTGAACAACCTGAAAAGCCATCTTGGATTGGCCAGCTTCAGTTTCTTACAGACATTCCATATCTGGTTCTTGCATGTCTTCTCTGACTTGCACAGTTTCTCTGCAATCTCGCTGGTACACAGCCCTCTGATATAAAGGCTGACGACCCTTGCCTCTTCCTTGTTGATGCCTATCTGCGGTTTAGGTCTGCAAATAACACCCTGATCATCGCAGATACCTCTAAGAGGGCATTTTACCTCTTCGAAGTTGAAGATACCTCCCTCGACATCGTTGTGCATGAAGTCAGCTTCTCCAAAGTTACACCTGATGAACCTGTCTGCTATTCTGAACTCAAAGTAGCTGGGGTTCATCTTGTAATAACGCAGATGCATGTCCTCCAGCCTCCTCAATGTCTCCGGGAACCAGTTTTTCAGATTCCACAGGATAAGGTCTATAGGCTCCTTGTCGAACTGCGTCAAGGCCTTGTGGGTACCTTCCTTAATATAGAAGGTCTTTCCGTTGACAACGTAGAATTCTATTGCTGTTTCCAT